GCGGCAAGATCCGCGGCAACGGCGTCGTCAGCAACGACGGCAGGCAACAAAGGCGCGACCAGCGGCACGCGCGCTCGAGAGGCACGGGGGCGTGCGAGCGCGGCAGCCACGCGATCATTCAAACGGTTGAAAGCGTCAATCTCAGCGACGACACCGGCCTCGATGTCCGCAGGTGCACCGGCGCGTCGCGCCCAAGGTAACGGGAGCCGCGGCAGGGGGACAACCCTGAGGCGACGGCGCAACGGCGCAAACATCAGCTGCACATCCTGGCCGGCAATTTTGCGCACCACCAAGCCCGGGTATTCGGCCGGCACGTATCGATCGCGACGCGGCGCGATTTCCCAGTGCGTGCGTTCCACGTAGGGGTCATAGTCCGAGTCGGCGTCCATGTCGCGCAGGAAGAGCCAATTGTAAAACCGCTCCATGAAACTGAGCGCCTGGGCATCTCTCTTGCGCGCGATCTGCAGCGTCGCGCAGTCGACGACGTAGCGCTTCAAGCGCTCCGTGAAGGCGCCCTGGCGCTCACGCTCCTCGCGCAAATGCTTCACAGCGCGCAGCATGCAGTCTTCATAATCGTCCGCGTAGCGCGCATGGGCGAGAAGTGCGTGGCCGACGAGCGAGTAAAATTCGGCCGAACTCACGTCCCACCGCTGCTCAATCAGCTGATTGCCAATGCGCACCTCACCAAGCATGCCTCGCAGCTTGGAGGCCACGACGGTGAAAGTGAGCGCATCAGGCTTAAGGGAGGCGCAGAAGCTCACAAGTGCGCGAAAGCGCCGAGCGGGCGCGACGAAAAATTTAGCCGCAGCAGTGCGCCGCGTTTCCGGGCGCAGCAAGGGCAGCGTCAAAAAAGGTTCGGCGCTCAGCGTCCACGCCATGGGCACTTCCTCCTGCGCGCCGCGAGCGACGGCAACGCGCAAGTAGTAGAGGCTGCCGACACGCGCCTCTTCTTCGACTTGCACGTGATAACCGTCAAACGCAGCGCCCGGGGTGAGCCACGATTTGAGGGTCGACCACGCGTTGACATAGCCCGCGCTAGCGCCGCCGAGATGGATGGCGCGCACCACGTCTCCGTCGCGCGAGAAGCGCATACCGAGTTCCACGTCGTCGTAACGGTCGACACGCATATCCAGCAGCGGGACAGGCAAGTGCATTATCACGTGGGCGTCGGAGCAGCCGCGCGACGCCATTGCAGCTACAAATTCGGCAAGTGAGATGTCGTGGCAGGAAAGCGGCGCGTAGAACACGTTGGCTCCAAAAGCATGTGCGCATTGCTGCAGCGTGCTATTGCAGCGCACTTCATCAGCAAACGCCTTGACGGCGGGCGGGGGCCTGACCTCATGCCGATGGAAATCCCGACCGGTGAGATTGGGCGCGCAGTTATGGACCACATTCGGCAGCAACGCGACTTGATTGGCGCTGGCGCCAACGCAAAAGACGTAATCATCCTCCCGCAGCGCAGCGCAGAAACGGCTGTGGAACGCGAAGCGCGCGGAGGCGGCGGCGCCATGCGGGTGCGTATAATTAGCGCGTTGCACGTCAAAGTCAGGAAATGCGTCGCAGAGCGCCGCATACTGCTGATCCGCAACGTTGCTGGCGACGAAGAGTCGATGGCCATCGTGGACGGGGTCGAGAGCGGCATTGAGCATCCGGACGTAATGCTGCTGCACGGCGGCATTAATAGCGCTGCCGTCACTCGCGCTCGCGAAGGCCTCAGCGACCCGCCTGTGCCTCGACGTGGGACCGTAACCCGCGCGCTGTCGCGGGAGCACCGCGGCGTTAAGCGCGGCGCGGCGCAGCGCTTCCTGCTGCACAAGATGCGTCAGCTCCGGCACGGGGGGACTGTCATGACTATAAGGAATGCGATTGTCATGTCGGTCGTCGCGGTGCTGCGTCAAATAAAAGAAGACGCGCAAAGCGGCATGAGCGTGAAGCGCGCCACTCGCGACGAGGCGTCCCGCCCCCAAAGCCGTGTCAAGCAGCCTTTCGCCAGGTTGCGCGACGCGCGACAACTGATCGATGGCTCGTTGCAAATGCGGCTCGCTGAAGACTGTCCGACTTAGGCCGTCGAACCACCCAGGTACGGGCGCGGGCGGCACAGCAAAGTGCGCCTGCGCATGGTACAACAGCGGCGTCGGATCAACAGCGCCCGAGAACCGCTCATACGGCGCTGCAGGAATGGCGCCGGCATAAAGGCGAGCAGCAACGTTGACGGCTTCAATGGGGTCGGCGGCCACGGACGTCTCATGCGCGCGCTCGGATTCATGACTTACCCGCACCTTAAGGGGCACGCCGCGCAGAAACGATAAAAAACGCGCCACGTTGTAGTACGAGCGTCGAGCGCCGGCAGGAGGCTTCGTGGGCTCGGGCAAATCTCCGGCATCTCGCGCGTCATTCATGCAATGATCGCGCCACCACACATCGGACACATGCACATCGCCATCGGGCATCATGCCCACCTTGAGCAAGACGCCGCTCAGCTGAGCGGCGAGCGCCTCGGTCTCGTGCAGCACCTGAGCGACCGTCACGGACATACCAGTGAGCTCGGGCGGCAGCCAGAAAAGCCTCTTGTAGCAGTCCCCGGGCCCGCGCACGCACGCCTCGCGCTCGTCATCGCAGGCGTTCACTTGCGGGAGGCCCGGTAGCGGCCGCCGGGGCTCTGGCGGCCGCTGCGAAAAGACGCATCATCAACCGGCACGGCGGCGTCAGCAGCGGCGCGAGCGGATGGTGCGGCGGGCAACGCAGGCGGGGGCAGCGGGGCGGCACGCGGGGCCGGGAGCGGAGGCGGTGAACCATCGATGATGGCCGGTTCAGCCGCTGCGGCGGCAACATCCATGGCAATCTCGTCGCACTGGTGTTGCCAATATTGCTCGGCTACCGCATCACGATCGGCTCCCTGCCAAATACGATAACACACCATGCACTGCGCCGCATGCGGCGCAGCGGGCGCGAGAGCACCAGCTTCGCGGCGGGCGCGGCGCGTGCAGGTGACGCAATGCGCGGCATGCAACAAAAAGTCCGCTGAATCGTGC